GCTCTAGCAACTAATTCATCTATGTCATTATCTTTCCATAATGGGTCAACACTTCCTGTTGGATTGTACACAGGTCTGCCATTACCATCTGTTGTGTAATTCCAAACTACATCAGTAGGTACTGCTAAATACTTTAATGATAAAGTTGTTAATGTAGTTGGATATACTCTCCAGTTTGTAGACTGCTCTACATAAAATGCATTAGGCTCATCTATTGGGTCAATAGAATCTTGTATACGTTCTGCAAATCTATTTTCCTCAAGTCTATATACTCTGTAATTATTTGCAGTATAAAGACCTAGTAATTTATTAAAATCAGATGGTTTTGTAGCCAATCCTGAAGAGACTGAAACTGTAGCTGACTTTTCAAAAGGCATTAGCCTAGACACAATATTATCAGTCATAGATAATCCTACCCTAGGTTTAGGGCTGTCATATCTATATTGCTCAACTCTACCAACTAAAAAATCGTAATAGTTTCTTTGGGCAGTATTGAATGCGTATTGAAAATCAGAAGGGCTTAAACTACCTAATTGGTTTTTTCTTACAATAAACCTTAGAGCAGAATAGCAATAGTCAACTGTTGCCATAGTATATTAATATGATACAAATATAACAAAAAAGCCCCGTATAGAAATACAGGGCAATTTACTAATTGTAATCAAAAAAAACACACTACTATAATTGCATTTTAAGAGTTGTCACAAATGATGCTCCTTCTTCTGAGGCTGCATAATCCGTTAACGCATCTATATCTTTCATGTTTACAGGTATTTCAGTAATCATTTGTTTAGTAGCCACCCAATGAGCCTGACCTCTAACCAAACCTGTTGTGATAATACCGCTTGTTAAACCCTTGTCAATTAAATATCTCAACTTAACCTTAGGGTTATTTGCCATCAATAAGAACTTCTCTGGCATTTCTAAAGCCTTTGCCTTGTAATCCTCTCTGATAGCATCTAAGTCTCTTTCCTCTCCTGTGCTTGCATGGATAAACGGGATACCTAAGAATTTAGCATGTGGAACCATCTCATCGTCAGAGCATGTTCTGGCTAAATCATAAGCTCTGTCTTTCTTCTTACCTAATTCTACTCTATCGTCATCTGAGTCTCCAAGAGACATTAATGTATATGTACTATTAATCATTTTAAACTTATTCACGTTTCTGTCGCATTGATTATTCAATGTTAAGAACTGAACAAGTGGTTTGTTCCAAGATGGAACTCGTAAGAAACCCTCGTTAAAAGTGATTACGTTTGTTTGCTTGTTTAATACAGAATCAGCCAATGGACCATTAACTTCTTGCTCGTCTACAAAAATAGTCTTCATGCCATCAATGTAACGAATCTCTCTAGGCTGAAAATCAGGTTCATCTTCTGTGCCATAGTTCCAAATAACCGTGTCTGTGTTTGGGATTGTAAATACTGCCGGGAAAATAGAACCATGCTCTGAATATTTAGGATGTTCTTTTAACAACTTAAATACTTGTAATTCTGGTTCTTTTTTAGCTTTTTTCGCCACCGTAACTTTCCTGCTTGAAGCTGGTTGCGGACTTAATGTTGGTACACTTGCCAACTCAGTTGCTTTTGCCATAGTTTAAATTTTAACAAAGTTAAGTAATAATACTACCTAAACAAGAAAAATGCCAAACTTTTTTTAAACTATAATATCCCTTTTATGTCACAATTTTTTAAATATTTGTGCATTTTATGACACATTATGCAAGTTTTGTTACTTTTTTATATAAATATGTAACAAGTTGAATGATATTTAATTCATTATAACTCAATTTGTCTTTTATGAATGATAAGTCATACAAAAATATCCCTAACTATATTACAATATTTGATAAAATTAACCTTAACTATGTTACAAGTTGCATGAAAATTCGGAAAAATTCATGCAGATTTAACCAAAAATGCATATCAGAAAGTGCACTTTTTGACACATATTGCAAGTTTATCGCTCAAAAAAGCCGTTTTTTGATTGACAAATAACTTTGTTGTGAACGATAAAAGTAGAGGAAAAGTAGAGGGTATTACTTTTTAGTATGCATAAAAAAAGCCCCCCATTTCTGGAGGGCCTTTCTAAAACAAACACATTTATTATACACCTTGGAAGATTGCATATTGGTTTGCAGCGAATGTTCTAACACCTGGGTAACTTAACATCGTGATGGTTTTTTGCGCATCAGTTGTTTTGTTAGTAGGAGCTAACATACCTGTTTCAGTAGTCAAGACTCTTTGGCCATTAACCTCTTGGAACACGATTTGGAATGAAGGGAATTGCTTACCTGATTTCGCATCGTTGTTAATCTTTTGAGGGATTAATAAACCGTAGTTTCTCTTTTCTGGAACTTGAGAACCTGGGTTGATTTGGTACACAGCTTCTGGGCTGAACATGTTGTTCAAGAAGAAGTGGAAAGTGTAACCATCAATAGAGAAGCTATTGAAACCGTAGCTTACAGAAGCTTCTTCAGAACCACCTACAGAAGCGTAACGGATAGCGCCATTGTTGTATTTACCAAACAATAAGTCATTAACCGCTTGTCTTTGATAGATGTCTTGTAAGAAATGATACTCACCTGCACCACCGTAGAAGTTTAAGGTACGAGTTAAAGTATGAATGTCAGAGATAGCAGGACCTGCAGAAGCAGTGTATTGGATTGTAGAACCCGCAGCAGATACACGAGGAATAACTCCTGTAGTACCAACTGTACCATTGCTTAAGTTATCTACAGCTACACCCTCCATAATTTTGAAGAAAGCTTGGTTCATGTAACGCTTGTTCATGTCGTCCATAGCTAAGTAGTAGTAATAGAATTGTCCGTTACCAAAGTCAACCTCGTTTTTCTCGATATCAGCACGGTCAGTAATTGTGTAGTCATCACGGTGTTCAGTAGTTGTGTTAGTGATTTTATCCAATAATGGAGAAATACCATCTAACTTAGCTGATTGCTCACCGATGTTAACCGCACCTCTTAATAACAAGTATTCACCTGCTAATAAGTTAGCTGAACCTGCAGATACGAAAGTGTCAGCAGCACGTAATGGAGTGATTGTTGCAGTATGAGCGTTAGCTGTAGTTTTGTTGATTGCAGTAACCATACCCTCAATACCTGAAGTCATGATACGAACTACCTCACCTACACGGATTGGAGATTGAGTACCAGACGCATAATAAGAACCTGTACCTAAAGTTACTGTTACAGCAGCACCAGCAGCAGGAGCTGTGATTTGAGCGTTAACAGTTACGGCTTGGTGTAAACCTCTTTTTTCATAGTGGTAAAAGCTTCTGTTGTCAGTTTTTGCTTCAACTACTGAATTACCTAAAGCCATTTGTACAATAGCATAGTTTTCAGCACCATAAATACGAACCAAATTCTTTTCAAAAGAACGGTCAAAAATGTTCAGGTTGTTCAACAGGGTTCTGTTGGTCGCTGAACTCGCGATACCACTTGGGGTTTGCGTACTTGGGAAAGTGTTAGTAGCAGCCATTTTATTTTATTTTAATATTGTCTTTGTTTATGTCCCATAAATAGTTGGTCAAAAAGATTTCTCTCTTCGTCTGCGGTACTGGGACGATATGTACCGCTTTGCTCTACGTCTGTGGTTATATTCTTTTTTTGCTTAAGCATTTCTAATCGTGTTTGATTTGCCGTTTGGCTTATAACCGTCTGAATGATTTTGTCAAAGTTGTCGTTGACATACATCTCTTTCAAAAGTTTGTCTGATTGATACTGACCATCTTTGTAGTATCTTTCAGCTAAATACTCCTGAATGTTTTCAGCCGAGTTACGGTACTTATTCAAATCCTGCGCGGGGATTTCATACTTACCACTAACACTAATATTAGCTTTATCATCCTTCCATTGGAAAGATAACGGGTCAACTTGTGTTGATTTTAGACTATCAAGAAACTTCTGCCTTTCAACTTGGGCTTCCGCTTCAAACTCTGAATTGTCATCAACTTGTTGATTACCAGCAAGTTCTGGGAATTTTATATCCGCAGACATATTTTCAAAAAACTGTTTTGCTGAATCTACATCTGATTTGATTCTTTGAGAAAGCTTCTTTTGCTCTCTCTTTAACTTAGACTCATCAAATGCGTATTCGTCTATTGTATACTTTTCAGCATACTCAGCCTCTACATCATCTCCATCAAACTCTGGATTTTGTTGCTTGATATAAGCCTTCAAAACCTCCTCGTCTGATTTTGTTTTTATTTCATTGGCAACCTTTCTAGTATATAAAACATCCGCTAGCTCGTCAACCTTACCTTCGGCAATCATTTCATATACCTTCTGAGAGAACTCGTTTTCAAACTGAACTTCAGCTTGTTGCTGTTGTTCAAGTGCTTGTTCAAGCTCTTCCCAAGATTTGAATTGTCCATTTGTTTTGGCACTTATAAAATCATCCTCTTCTACATAATCTTCATCTGTAGTAGATGTTTCTGTTTCTGTAGTCTCATCCCCTACATTAACCTCAATACTTACATTTGGGTCTGTAGGTTCTAAGTCTTCTACATTTGATGGCGCATCACTTTCAACTGTTGCATTACCTGCATCTGTTGTCTGTTCAACTGTTTCATCTTGCTTTTGGCTAGATAAAAACTCGCCTAGAACATCTAAGGTAGACTCTTGGCCTATTGCTTGGCTATCTAAAGAACTGTTGTTTGCTTTCTCGTCAGCGTATTGCTGAACTAAATCTATTGTACTCATGTCTAATTGTTTTTAGGATTAACTTGTCCGAAACAATACAAATATAGTAGTTTTCATATTACAAAAAAAATGGGAGACGTAAATACGTCCCCCGTTAGCCATGAAAACACACACACAAAGAAAGCTTCTTTATTAAGACATTTTCTCTTGAGCAACAATACTCACACCTACATTGGCTGCTGTAGCTGATTTTGTAGACACTGCGACAGTTAGAATATCTGGCTGATTTCCTTTTATAGTATTGTATAATGGGAAGAATCCACTTAAATCAATTTGTTGTAATCCTGAACCACCTGCAGGTGCTAAGAATGCATATACAACTTCCCCACCTGTTAAGGCAGTAGCTGATGCATCTCTTTCAGCAAATGAATAAGCAGAACCTAAACTACTTAATGCAGTAAAGTTTGAACCTGTTAAGGTTACAGGACTTGCTGTTGTACTTGAAATTAATTCAATAGTACAAATAGCATCAGAAGAAATGTTTAAAGTTACAGGTAAAATTAAACCTCTGTTCAATAAACCAATAGTATAGTTATTGCCAGCAGCAGAAGCACTTACAGGTAAACCTGTTACAACATCAGCAATAGTTAATACGTTTGATGTATTGCTTACAATTCTTGCTGTAAATCCTAATGTAGAATTGTAAAAGTATCTTCCTTGCCATTGGTTTACAGTCCATGGTGTACCATTTACGGTAACAGTAGTTGTTGTACCTCCTGTAATTGCAGCACTAGCTTGAGTATACTCTAATGTACCCATTACACGATTACGAATTGACAATACAGGATATCTTGTTGTACCACCTGTTACTGCTCTTGTTGGTGTACCTAATGGTAAACTATAAGCATATGTAAATCCTCTTTGCTCATCTGATTGACCTTCTACCATTACTGATACCCCCCAATGTGTCATTGTAGTAGCAGCAGTAGTAGTACCAAAGTTTCTTAACTCATATCTTACAGGAAGGTTACCTGTTCTAGCCCAAGCAACTGATTGCCCTTGTCTATTACCAAATCCAATATTATGAACCCAATGAGTTTCACCATTAATAATTAATCCGAATCTTACCATACCAGCACCATACCATGCATACTCAATACATAACATTTGAATGCTATACCAATTAATAGAATTAGTAAATGTAGAATCTCCAATCCATTGGCTTTGAGGTGTTCTTAATTCAGTAATAGTACCACCAACATCCGAACGAACAACAACATTCATCCCGCTTGGGTTAGATGCAGTAGGAGTACCTTGTTCAAAGAATGCTCCATTAGCATCATCAAAAAATCCTACTCTTTGATATTGGTTGCTAAAAGGTCCACCAAATAATACAGCTGATGCCATATACATTGATTTACCTGGCTGATACCTGTGGTAAGGTCTTGATTGACGAATTGCAATGTCACTTGCACTTGTTGTTACAGTCATACCTACGCCACCTTGGCTTGGTTGTGCGGCAATAGTTGCTGAACCTGCAGTGTAGCTTTCCCAACGAAGTGGTTGAGTTCCATACTCAAAGTCAGCATCATAGATGTTTTGGTGTCTGCTTGTTTTTAATCTGCCAAAGACATCCATGCTTCTTTTGGCATCAAAATTTCCTAATCCTAAGCTCATAATTTTTATTTTTTATTGTTGTTCTTCTTGTTGTTGACCTTCTTGTTGTGCTTGTTGTTCTTGAGCCATTTGTTCTTGCTGTTGCATTTGAGCCTTTTCTTCTAAGACTCCAGCTAAAACAGTGTCGCAAATCTGTTTAATATTATCCGGTAATGGTTGACCTGTTTTCATTGATTCAGCGTACATCATTGTAGCAAACTTAATTAATTCAATTTCTTTGTCAGATTTACCTTTTGATTCATTAATTGCAATCTTACCCTGTGCTTGCGTTTGTTCCATTTGCATGTCCATTTGAGCTTTCATTTGTAATGATTGCTGTTGCACCTGAGCATTTTGTTGCTGAAGCATTTGAGATTGTTTTGCCTTTTCATCCTGAGCACGCTTCATAGCCTTAGCTAAATACATCTCAGCAAGCTTAGTGTCCTCTATATTTTTAACCTTAAATACCTGCTCATAGGTAACCGCTCCGGCCTGTAAAGCTGTATTTAGTAATTGGTTTAACTCTTGTCTCTTAGCATCGTCCGGCATCAAATCAATCTTAACATCAAATGTCATGTCTAAAAGACTAATCTCGTAGCCAAAAAACTCTTTGTATTTATTAGCCTTTAATACTACGTTATCCCATAACATCATGGCAACCTTTTCAGAAGTCTCTTCCATTAAGATTGTATAACCATCATATATATATTCTGTAGCATTATTAGCACCTTGAATCTGATTATTCATTACACCTAATCCTGTTTTAACAGGAATGCTTGAGGCATCTTGATATTCACTAATACCCATCTCCTCTCTTAATCTATCTAACTCAAAGTTGTATTGGCTGATTAAAGTATTTAATTGTGCTACGTTACCGTTGTTAGGAAGTTGCTGAATAGGAAAACTTCTAGGAGAGCCATCATCAGATTTTGAACTCCAATATACACGTCCTGTTTGGTCGTATATCTTCATCAACTTAAGCGGCTCAATCGTGTTACCTAACCCTAAATCAACATCAGCTAACCCTTCAATGTCTACCGCAAAACCATCTGGCTTCATCAAGGCAATAAGCTGTTGCATCTTTAATCTGATAATCAACATTGCTCTAATTGGCCCCATAGCCTTCTCAATCATAGATGGAGTTAAGGCGCCGGTAGTATTTGGATTAATAACGCTATAGCTAAAGTATGCATCTACTGAATTATTGTATGGTCTAATTGTATCAGAGGTTAAATCCCACTTCAACATAATGTCTGTGTCGCATACCCAAACACCATGGTAGATATTCATAGACTTGTCTTCTAATACCTCGCCGGATAATTCTTGCCCTTCTGGCGCCGTAGGTCTGCCTTGCTTAGGCACAACCAACATATTTCCATACTTGTTAAATGTCTTAACTGCGTATTCAACATCCGTTGTCTTTACTTCAAAGTCGAAGACCAGTACCGAATAGTCATCGTAGGGACGAAGTTCCGTGTATTTGTAAGACTCTCTCCAATAAAGGTTTTCGTTTCTTTTGAGTTCCCTAGAAGCTTTTTTAGCAAGTTCGAAAAGAGTCTCTTCATCTAAATTGTATTTTTTTCTAATTACTGAAATCTTCATTGGGAACACCTGACCTATGTAAGCTATGTCCTTACCATTGTCTGTTTCAAACACATTATAAATCATGTTCTCTGGCTTACAACGCTTGATTCTTATAGCTCCATTTGCATCATAGTAAACCTTCGTAACAGCAAAATTACAATCAATAATGTCTCTTAGTAATTGTCTTTTTAGAACTCCATAATCATTTTCATCTAAGATTTTTTTAATCTTAGTTTCAAATAATATTTCCTCAGGTAGTCTATATTCTAGGTCAAAGTATAATGCTAACTCATCTTCATCTTCTGGCATAAACTTTTGGGTGTCAACCTTAATTCCCATAGCCTCATCCATAGCCTGAATCTGCTCCTTGTTTTTCATTCTAAAGGTAGCCTCTTGCTTTTCAAATTCTTTCTTGCTATAGCTGATGTCGTCTATTGCTTTTACAATAGGCTTCTCTCTTCTTGACATAAACTTGCCAAGCATAATCTCTACAAACTTAGGAGCAATCTTGATTGGACTCCAATCTAAATTTATATATGATTGGTTACCCTCTACTCTCAACAAGTCCATAAACTCTTTCATGGAGTTTGTTCCTTGTGAGAACTCTCTGTTAGCGCGCCATTGTCTGTAACGCTTACCATAATAACCATCTGTATTTCTATCAGCTGAATTAAAAATTCCTTTAGCAACCTGCAAGCCATACTTCAAATTCCTTTTTTGGGACGGCTTGTCCATGTGCATTTGCAATAACTTGTCGATACTTGAAAACATAACTTAACTTATTAACGTGCTACAAATATACTATTTTTTACCACTCCATTTGTGTAACATCCTCAGGTAGAAGTCATGATTGGTATTACCGTTCTCCTTCATCCACTCCCAAAGTATTTTACATCTATTCTCTCTGTTCTTTGGCATCATCCTTAATCCATTGTCCCAAAATGGCTGCATCATCCTTTTATAGTTTTCTGAACGCAAGGTCTTCAGCTCCTCACTAACATTTGCCTTTTTTTTTGCTCTGTATACTTGAAAACCCTCTCTATTAGACATCATGTTCAGAAACATTATTCTTGTATTCTTGTCAAAATATTCTACAAATTGTTTCCCTTGGTCTGTAATGTAGTAGCTGTATTTAGTATGTTTTTGTATTAAACCATTCTCTATCAGGTAGTTAAAGTCTCTACCCGTCTTTACATTCATGTTAAGCTTAACCATTAAATCTCTAAGCCTAGACTCAGATACATAATCCTTGTCATATAATTCAGCAAGTATTAATAATCTTTTCTTGCTTAAAAGCCTAGGCATTGGCTGCATAACCTCATCAATTACATGAGCCATCATTATTAAGCTTTTCTTGTTTCTTAATGATTCATGTAGCTGTTTGATGTACTTGTCTCTAGAGGCTAATTGTTTTTTGTAAACCTTTATAGAGTCTCTTAGCGGCTGATTGACGTGTGCATCTATGTCTTTCTTTGTGATGGTTACCTTTACCGGCAACACCATTCTACTTCCTTGATTTGTTTTCATTGATTAGCTGTTCTATTAAAGGAACACCCTTCTTTACAGCCTCTTTTGCTTCATCTTCGTCCATCTTAAGGTAGTTTACCCTAAGCCAATTAACAGATTCTACCATGTCTTTTAGGCTTGAGGTAAGCTTCT